GCCGGCCAATGTCACGTTCCAAGTGTCGATGGACAACGTCACGTTTTATGATTTCTACGACAACCAAGGCAATGAGATATTGCGCGCGATCAGGCCGGGCGCGGCCATGTTGGTTGATCCAGCGATGACCGAATATGTGAACTATCTCAAAATCCGATCCGGTCCTAGAACCAATCCAGTGCCGCAACAGGACGACAGGATCGTGCAATTTGTCACTGAGCCCGTCGTCTAATGCTTGGCCCATGCGTGATCTGCGGCGACGTTGGTTATGAGCTTTCGATCGGCGGGCCATCGATCTGTCCGTCATGTGACTGCGGCAACTTCGGGCCTGATGTAGTTCGCCGGCAAGGCAAAATCATCGCGGAGTTACGCGCGCGGCTCGCAGCATACGAGCGCAAGGATGCCGATAGCGTTTTTCGTTTTGATGGTAGGGGCGGTGATTGACAAGCAATACGGCTGTGCGACCGCATGTGCGCTGATCGTGTGCGTGACAGCGTTCCTCGCAATAGTACGGCACTGATCGTCTATTGGTCGCCGGCCAATCATTGGTGGTGGGGATATCACCGCTTCATCTGGGCGATGCAGGAGTTTTACGGCCGCGTGCATCAGTAGCCAAAGTATCCGAGAGCACCAAGCCGACTGAGCGAGCCAAAGTATACGAGCGCACCAAGCGCAACGAGCCAAAGTCCCGAAGAGCACCAAATTGATGGAGCATTAAATGTTGAGAGCAACCGTGATTGCTTTCTTGATGTTCGCTGCGCTGACATCCGCGCAAGCCCGTCACCGCGTCTATGTCGCGCGGCATCCGGCGCAACCGATCGCGTTCAATCCGCAGCCGAACGCCGTGATGCTGTGCCCGTGGGTTGCGTTGTCGGTGCCGCCCGACACCAAGCCCGGCGACATCACGCTTGGCATCTGTCCGCCGCGCAGCATGTTCGCGTATCAGTATCCTCCGCACGTCGCGCCGCACTGACATGGCCCGCCACGACAGGGATTTTTACTACATCAAGAACGGCAAGAAACTCGACGAGAACATTCATAACGAAATTCTCGACGATGGCGATCATGCCGCCGCGAAGAAAGTCAGCGACAGCGTCGCGAGCGACGTGGGTTTGACACAAGCCGAGATCGACTCGCTCAGCGCGCCGCCCGTCAACGTAAGGGGAAAGAAAAAATGAAGCACGAAACGTTTCGCCGCGAGACGCGCGAGCCCGTGAGCGGCAACGTCTGCACGCGCGCACTGCACGTGCGAACGCTGGCCTATTTGTTGCGCCAGCCGATCGAAGAGATCGCACTGGCGCTCTATCCGAACGACAAGGCGCTGCACTATGTCGTGACGCGCGCGGCGTCGGCGCCGGCAACGACATTCACGACAGGATGGGCCGCCGAACTCGTGCGCCGTATCACTGCCGACACCGTCGAGGCGTTGGGCGCAGCGAGCGGCGCGGCGGAATGCATGAGCCATGGGCTTGTGCTGGATTGGAATGGCGCGGGCGTGATCAGCGCGCCAGGTTTTGTCGCGTCGGCGAACAATTCCGGTTTCGTCAAGGAAGGCGATCCGATTCCGGTGCGGCAACTCTCGTCAGGCCCGGCGCTTCTTTCGCCCTACAAGCTGGCAACGATCGCGGCACTGACGCGCGAGATGGCCGAGAGTTCGAACGCCGAGGCATTGATCAGCGATTGCCTGATCCAATCCAGTGGCCTTGCGCTCGACGCCGCATTTTTCGACGCCAACCAGGCGGTGGCGAACACGCGACCGGCCGGCATCCGCAACGGCATCGCCACGTCAACGGCGAGCGTGAGCACCGACACGTTCGGCGCGTTCTTTGAAGACATGGCGACGCTACTCGGCGCGGTCGGTCCCGTCGCCGGCAACGGCCCGGTTGTCATCGTCGGCAGCATCGGCCGCATTGCCAGCGCCGCCGCGCGGTTTGGCAGCATCAAAGCGGATGGCAGCGACGCCATCATTATTCCGATCGCATCATCGGCGGTCGGCAACGATCTCCTCGCGATCGTGCCGAAAGCGCTGGTCGCGGCCATTTCGCCCGATCCCGACGTCGAGACGGCGAACACCGCAACGCTCGTGATGGACAACAGCGCGCCGGCTTTGCCCGACACCACGCAGCCGGAAAAGAGCATGTTCCAGACTGAAAGCCTCGCCGTGAAGGTGCGATGGCCGGTGTCGTGGGCATTGCGTGACTCGCGTGCAGTAGCGTGGCTGACGCCAGCGTGGAAGTGACCAATGCGCGAAGGCTTGGGCACGTTCGTTGAAGAGGCGTTGGCCGAACTCGATCCAATCATTTCGTATGAAGTGACCGAGGGCGGCTGGCGCGGCATCACCGAACAGGGCGAAGTGTACGACGTGAAGCCGAGCAACGGCCATCCGATCACGGTGCCGAGCGAAATCATCGTGGCGCATGCGGGTGTGCCGTTTGGCCGGCGGGCCGTCACCAATCAACTCAGTGTCAACATCGACGCCTATCTGGATCATTTCAATCGCGGCGTGGACGCTTACAAGGCGAACCGTGTTGAAGAGGCGTTGATAGAGTGCGATGCGACGTTGAAAGAGGCCCCGACATGGCGGGCCAAATTCAATCGTTCGATGGTGTTGCTGGCGCAAGGCCGCTGGCACGAGGGCTTTGACGGCTATTGGGAATGCGAACAGCACGCGCCTTTCATGCGACCGCAAGTCCGCGCGGCGCTCGATCGCGGCATGGTCCCGTGGAATGGCGAACCGTTGCAGGGTAAGCGGTTGGTGCTGCAGCACGCGCACGGCTTCGGCGATTCGCTGATGATGCTGCGCTATGTCTCGTTGATGCGCGCGGTCGGCGCCGACGTGGTGCTCGACGTCCCGCCCGAAGTGCAGAGCATTGCGCGCGGGCCGTTTGGTGATGACGGCGATTACTTCTGCCCGCTGTTGCATCTCTTGTACTGGCTCGACATCTCGCCGTCATCGGTCGATAGCCGGCCCTATCTGGCGGCGAGCGCGGAGTCCTGCAAGAAGTGGCGCAGAGCGTTGGGACCGAAGCGCCGCAAGCGAGTCGGCATCGCATGGTCGATCGGCAAGCCGAGTGACGGCGACTATCCGCGCGAGATTCCAATCTTTCAACTGGTCGGCGCGCTGGGCGACGCGGAAGTGCACAGCCTGCAAATCCAGAAAGCCGATCAGGCGCATTGGCTGGGCGTGCAGACGCACGCATTCGAGGATTTCGCGGATTGCGCGGCGCTGATGCTGCAGATGGATGAGATCGTCAGCGTCGATACGGCGGCGCTGCATTTGGCTGGCGCGATCGGTCATCCGCGCGTGTTCGGGCTGTTGTCGCATTGGTCAAGCTGGCGATGGGTTGCGAACTGGTATGCGACCGTGACGCTGTGCCGTCAGGACAAGCCCGACGATTGGGCGAGTGCGCTTGCGCAAATTCAGTCGCGCTGATCTCGGCGTCGGGCCGAATTATCAAGGGCAATTCTCCAAATACTTGAATGCGTCTGAAACCTCGATCCTGATCGCGCTGGTCAAGGGCGTCCGGCCGCGCGTGATGATTGAGTTCGGATGCAACGAAGGCTTCACCGCCGCGCGGATTCTCGAGAACGTGCCGTCGCTGCAAAAGTACATCGGCATCGACGTGCCGTTCGGCGAGCGCATGACGCTGGCGTGTCAAAACACCGAGACGCCGCGCAACGCCGGCTGGGCCGCTTCGCATGATCGGCGATTCTTTTATCGCGAAGGCCGTTCGCAGTGGTTGCGCACCGGACATCTTGAACCGTGCGAGGCGGTTTTCATCGACGGCGATCACAGCGAGGCGGCGGTGCTGCACGAAAGCCGGTTGGCGAAACGCCTGATCAAGCCGCCAGGAATCATCGTCTGGCACGACTTCGGAAATCCGGCGGTCGAGGTCAACGACGCGCTCGCGCGTCTGCATGATGAAGGCTGGCCGATTGATTGCGTCGAAGGTTCGTGGCTCGCATTCATGGAGATTTTCTGATGCCGATGAAACCGCACAAGGGCGAAAGCCAGAGTGACTTCATGGCCCGTTGCGTGCCTGAGATGATCGGCACGGGCGACGACAAGCGGCCACAAGAGCAGGCCGTTGCCGCGTGCATGCAGATTTGGCGCGACAAGGACAAGTCACTCAAGTCGATGGACGACGTGGATTGTGATCCCGCCGACTATGACGACGAAGACGAGTTCATGTCGGATTGCATGGATGAAGGCGGCGATGAAGACGGATGCCAAATGCGATGGGATGACGCGCAGGACGGCGACGACAAATCGCTCAACGGCAACAACGTCCAGCACAAGACACACGCCGGCAAGGTCAGTGGCCTTGAGTTTGTCCTGTCTGATGAGACTCCTGATCGTCTGGACGATATCATTCTCAGTGATGGTTGGGATTTATCCAACTTCAAGAAAAATCCCATCGCTCTCTTCAATCACAAGTCGGATTTCCCAATTGGCAAGTGGCACAATCTGCACGTTGATGCCGACAAAAAACAACTGCGCGGCAAACTCGAACTAGCGCCGGTCGGCACAAGTCCACGCATCGACGAAATCCACAAGCTGATCGACGCCGGCATTCTCAAAGCGGTCAGCGTCGGCTTCAAGCCGATCGAAACCCGGCCGCGTAAGGAATCGGATTGGGGCTCATTCTTCGTCAAGAGTGAGTTGGTCGAAACATCTCTCGTGAGCGTGCCAGCTAATCCCAACGCGCTCGCAATCGCAAAGTCACTGAAAATCTCCCCCGAAACGCTCGATCTCGTGTTCGCCAAGCACGGCGCAAAAGACACGAGCATGAGGCGTCGCGGGCTTAACGGCGGGCACGCCAATCGGACTCGTATAAGAAGGGGCACCGCTATGTCGGGCCTTGCACAACGCATTCAAGACTTGGAGACGGCCATCGTCGCCAAGCGGGACGCACTCGAAAACCATCTGCAGAAGATGGACGACTCCAACGTCAGCGATGCTGATCTGGAAACCACGAGCACGTTGAACTCCGAAGTCGCGCAACTGGAAAAGACCCGCGAGGCGCTGGTCAATTCTGAGAAGTTGCTCGCGAGGACGGTTGACCGGGACGGCAACGGCAACAACCAACACCGTTCGTTGTCAACGTCGGTCATCACGCACAACGAACGTGAGCGCATCACGGCGCCATCGGTCATCGTCAATCGCAAGAAAGACCTTGACCTTCTCGACTACCTCGTGCGTGGCGCGACGGTCACGTACATCGCGCGAGCAACCGGCAAGTCGCCGGAAGAAACGCGGTTGAAGATTTATGGCGACGACGAAGGCACAAAGGCCATCGTCGAGATCGTGACGCGCGCAGCGTCGGCGCCGGCCATGACCACGGTCGCGGGCTGGGCGCAGGAACTGGCGCAGACGACCTACGCCGATCTGATGCCGCTGTTGATGCCGAAAGCAATCCTGACTCGGCTCGGGCCGAAAGGATTGACGCTTTCGTTCGGCGCATCGGGGCGCATCGTGATTCCGACGCGCTCGCGGACGCCGACGATTGCCGGCTCGTTCGTTGGTGAGGGCATGGCGATCCCGGTTCGTCAGGGTGCATTCACGTCGCAAACCCTGACGCCGAAGAAAATGGCGGTCATCAGCACGTGGACTCGGGAAATGGGCGACCATTCCGTGCCCGCGATCGAAGGCTTGATCCGTGAGGCGATCCAGCAGGACACGCAAGTCGCGATTGACTCCGTGTTGCTCGACGCCAACGCAGCCACCACGATCCGGCCTGCTGGCTTGCTCAATGGTGTCGGCGCAACGACGGCAACGGCCGGCGGCGGCATCGCGGCGCTGGTCGGCGACATCACCGCGCTGATCAACGCGATCTCGACGAGCACCTATGGCAACATCCGCAATCTGGTTTGGCTTGCCAACCAGACGGACTTGCTGCGCGCTTCGTTGCTGACCGCAACGAACACCGGCATCTTCCCGTTCCGCGATGAAATTCGCGGCGGCACGTTGAACGGCATCCCGATCATCGACTCGGCGACTGTCACGGCGAAAACCCTGATCCTCGTTGATGCCGCTGACTTCGTGGTTGTCGGTGGCGAGGCTCCGCGCATGGAGATGAGCGATCAAGCCACGCTGCACATGGAAGACACGACGCCTCTCGATCTGGTCGCGTCGCCTTCCACGGTCGCAGCACCGCAGCGCTCGCTGTTCCAGACCGACTCGCTCGCTCTGCGCATGGTCCTGCCGTTGAACTGGACCCAGCGCCGCGCCGGCACGGTGGCTTGGACCCAGAACGTCACGTGGTGAATTGATCTGGGCGCACATTCAATCGTGCGCCCAACACCACACAGCGAAAGGAAATGGCAATGACGAAATTTGCGGACGATCAGGCGGCAGAGCACGCCAAGAAGACGATGGAAGAGAACAAGAAACTGACGGAGCAATCCCGCGCCGAGTTCGGCGAGCGGACCAAAGGCAAGCCGACGCCGACGCAAGAGGAGAACGATCTCGCCGCGCTTGGCGTCCATATCACCGAGCACGATGAGGACGGCAGCAATCCTGATCCGCACGGGCAGGCTGGCGCGACCGACACGCGGCACATGGAAGGACAGCGCGCGTCACGGCCACAAAGTTATGCGACGCGGCAACACACAGCAGCCAAGACAGAGTAGCGATGGCAAACTGGCTGACCCGTATCTCTCGGCTCGTCATGCGGGCCGAAGGGCAACCGCACGGTGCGCCGTGGTATTTGCCAATTACGGGCGGCTGGCTTCCGGCTGGCGTCGGCGATTATCTCAATTGGTGGCAGATGGGTTACGATCCCATCGGCACATCAACACAGTCGGCGATGGTCGAGGCTTGCGTTTCGGCGTATGCGCAAACCATCGCCATGTGTCCCGGCGATCACTGGAAGCTTAATAACAAGGGCGGGCGCGATCGGGTGAAAACCTCCGCGCTCGCCCGTATTTTGCGTTATCCGAATGACTACCAGACGATCAGCGATTTTCTGTTGAACGCGGTTCGCCATCTTTATCTCAACGGCAATGCCTATGCGCTGTGCTTGCGCAACGACCGCTATGAGATCGACGAATGGCATTTGATGCGCGCGGAAAATTCGCGGCCATTGCTGGCGCAGACCGGCGAGATTTTTTATCAACTGTACGGCAACGACATCATCAACAAGCGGCTTGGCGAAGCCGTGTCGCTGCTGGTCCCGGCGCGCGACGTGCTGCACATCAAATTGCACACGCAGCGCCAAGCCTATCCGGTGCCGCTGATCGGCGAGTCACCGATCCTCGCCGCCTATGGCGACATCGCCGTCAGCAACGCGATCAACAATCAGCAATCCGCGTTCTACATGAACGAAGCGCGACCGAGCGCGGTGCTATCCACTGATCTGCAACTCGACAAAGACCAAGTGCAGGCGCTGCGCGACCGCTGGAATGATCAGGCCAAAGGCTTACACAAAGGCGGCACGCCGATCCTCACGGCGGGCTTGAAGGTGCAGCCGTGGGCCGTCGGCGGCAAGGACGCCGCGACCGCAGAAATCTTGAAGCTGACCAATGAGCACATCGCGCTCGCGTTTCGCGTGCCGCTGCAAATCCTGGGACTCGGCGGCACCGGCTTTGCATCGACCGAACTGCTGATGCAGTCGTGGATTGCGTCCGGTCTGGGCTTCGCGCTCAATCACATCGAAGAGGCGATCGGCGTGCTCTTCCTGTTGAAAGGTCAGCCGGACGAATACGTCGAGTTTGATACGGCGGCGCTGTTGCGCTCCGCATATCAAGTGCGGATCGAAGGGCTGGCGCGCGGCGTGCAAGGCGGCATCTATTCGCCGAATGAAGCGCGCAACATGGAAGGCTTGCCCGACGTGAAGTTCGGCGACGAACCGCGCGTGCAGCAACAAGTCGTGCCGCTCTCCGCAGCGGAAGCAATCCCGGCGGCACCGCCCGCGCATGGTGTGCCGTCAGCGTCAGCACAGCCGGCACCGACAGGCGAGAAGCCGCCGCCGAAAAAGCCCGAACCGCTTCCTCCCGAAAAGGGAAATCGCGATGAACTCGATCGAGAAGTCCGAAACCTTTTTAAACTCTCCGAGCGAATCGGACGACGGCGACTTTCTCATTGACGCATGGCGTCTGGCGCTGGCCGAAGCGTTGGAGAAGCAACAGCACGAGTGGAATCGCGAGCGCGAGTTCATGGCCGCGCATAGCCGCGCGATCATTGGCGAGCTTGAAGCGAAGTTTGCAAATCTCGAGGCCCGGATTCAATCTCGGCTGGGCGAACTGAAACCGGAACCGGGACCGATCGGCGATCGGGGCGAGCGCGGCGAGGTCGGCGAGCAAGGCGTTCCCGGCGCCCGTGGCGAGGCCGGTGAGAGGGGTTTGACCGGCGGGCCGGGTGAGTGCGGCCAACGCGGCGAACGCGGCTCGATCGGCCCCGTAGGGCTTCGCGGACCACGCGGCGAACCGGGCAAGCGTGGCGAGCGCGGCGACAAGGGTATGACCGGCAAAGCCGGGCAGATTGGTCCGCGCGGCTTGCAGGGCGAGCCCGGCGATCAAGGCGAGCCCGGCAAAATCGGCGAGCGCGGCGAACCGGGCAGCGCTGGCAAGGATGGCGAGAACGGCGAGCGCGGCAACGTCGGGCCTGTGGGCTTGCGTGGTCAGCGCGGATATCCGGGCGTGCAAGGTGCGCGCGGTGAGAAGGGTGAGCGGGGGCTCGAAGGCAAGAGAGGCCATGATGGCAAAGAAGGCAAAGAAGGCGAAAAAGGCGACCAAGGCCCGCAAGGCGAAAGCATCACCGGCCCGCAAGGCGAGCGCGGTGAAACGGGCGACCGTGGGCCGCAAGGCCAAGAAGGCAAAGAAGGCCCGAAGGGCGAGCGAGGACTTGTAGGCGAGATCGGCCCGCAAGGACTCGACGGCAAAGAAGGGCCGCAAGGTCTGCAGGGCCTGCAGGGTTTGCCGGGCGAACGCGGAGAAATCGGCGGACGGGGCGAACGTGGTGAACCGGGATTGCTGGGGCCGAAAGGCGAGAAAGGCGATCCCGGTTTGCTTCCTATGCTCCGCGAATGGGCACACGATGAGATCAGCTATCGAAGCGATGTAGTGTCATGCGATGGCGCAACGTGGCAGGCAACGAAAGACACCGCACAGCGTCCGCCGCACCGAGACTGGATGCTTATCGCTGCTGCTGGCCGTGATAGTCTTTCTCCTCGCGTGTGCGGCACTTTCAATCCTGAGTCAGCCTACAACGCCTTGAACATCGTGGCGCTGAATGGCTCCGCATTCATGGCGAAACATGATGCTCCGGGTGAATGTCCCGGCGATGGCTGGCAACTGATTGCCTCGTGTGGTCGCGCCGGCAAGCCGGGACCGAAAGGCGATCGGGGCGAGAAGGGCGAGCGCGGACCAAGCGGCGTGACGATCACGCGCGTCGAGATCGACCGCAAGACGTTCACGATCAAGCTGATCGCGACCGATGGCACGGCGTTGCCGATCCCGTGCCGCGAGATGTTCGAACAGTATCACGAGGAATCCAATGGCTGACATCTCAATCAAGGTGATCACGCCGGCCGACAGTTACGATCTCTGCACGCTTGCCGAAATCAAAACCATGATCGGCATCGCGGCGAGCGATACGAGCGAAGATGAATTGCTGCAGCTATGGGTCACGCAGTATTCCGACGTGATCGCGACCATGTGCAATCGGGTCTTCGCC